CCATGTGATAGTATTACAGCAGAAACTAGGCTCCTTGAAGAACTTGGCGAAGGATATAAGATTATCAGCGTAGATTTAAGGTCAGAACAAATTCTGGATTTGAGATGAAAGAGGTAAATCAATGAAAAATTATAAAAGAGATGAAATTCCCTTAAGCCATACTTTTTATGTACTAACTTGCCCTGCCTGTAAAACCGAACAAATAGTTTTTAGAGTACTGCGAGATAAAACAGGAAATCCATTCTTAGAGGCTAAACTTTCAACGTACTGTTGTGAATGTGGCAGATTTTTCCCATCACAAGACGAAGAACATAAGTCCAAAGAGGCAAAACAAATGTAGAGGACAATCTATAATGGTTATTACAAGAAATTATCGAGGAATAATTGAGATTTGGGGTGTTTCTGAAAAAAGATTATCTCAAGAAGGTGTCGGAAATTGGGTGGTTGCTAAAGGAAAAGGCTGGGGAGAACTTCAACCTATTATTACACTTTATGCTAAAGAGTTTAGAAAATTGTTTCCAAAAGAAAAGTTTCCCAAAATGAATACAAAGAGAAGTATTTCTGGTTTGAGTATTTTATGTGGTGGGAAAAGATAAGGTGAATAAACAAAAGCTTAAAACCCATATCAAACTTTGTAAAAAGAACCTAAGAAGCAGTAAAGTAAAATGTTGTGCTAATTGTCCTTTTGAAAAGGAGATGAAATGAGAGAAATTAAATTCAGAGCATGGGATAAGGAAATCTATCTGAAACTTTTAGAAATTGAGAAAAAAGGTTAGGAGATACATTATGGGAAAAGAATTTGAGAAATTCTGGGAATATTATTGTAGGAACGATTTAACTCTTAGAGAAAAACATTGGGGAAAAACGGGATGGAAACAAGCATTAAAGTGGCTTTATGAGAAATTAGACCATTCCGAAGAACACAAAGAATTGAAGGATATTATCATGGAAGAATTGGAGAATTAAAATGAAAGAGTTTAATAAATGGAACGCAGACAATTATCTACCAAACGAAACAATTATAGATATAAGAGTTCAAAAAGGTAGAAATGACGGCTGGAAAGCAGCACTGGAGTGGTTTAAGGAAATAATTCAAATAGCCCCAGAATTTAGAAATTTTACTGTTTCTGATATAAAACAAATTAAAGAATACATAAATAGGGAGTTGGAAGAATTGGAGGATTAAAATGATAATGACTAGAACGGCATATACTATTTCAGGATATGATATTATAGAGTTTTGGAATACGGATGATAAAAGAAAAACCAATATATGTGATAGCGAATTTTTACTCGAAATAATGAATAAGGATACTTTCAAGAAACTATTCCCAACAGAGAAATTACCGAGAAAAGGCTCAAAGACTTATATCTCACACCTAAAGATAATAAGGGGGTAAAAATGAATGAAAGAATGGTAGCAATAAAAAGGGGGCAGCAAATACAAACTTCTTTTGGTCTTTGGACGGCCCCTGAAGATGGTAATTATTTAATAAGTTGTAAAATACTTCTAATTGACGAAGGAGAGGAGGCAGCTAAAGATGAGTAAAGGCAGTTGGTACAGACCAATAGATAAAGAAAAATACGATAAGAATTATCTACGGTTATACGGTCAACCGTGTCCAGATTGTAAAACAAAAGGCTATTTTGAGGATAAACCAGTGTTAAAAGGTGCTCCTGTAAAAACTCTTTGTCTTTTTTGTAATGGTATTGGTTATGTGGAAAAACCTAAAAATGAAAAAGATTAGACTAACCCAAGGTAAGTATGCTACTGTAGACAGTTGGAACTATGAATGGCTTAATCAATGGAAATGGTATGCCCTTAAAAGCTGCCATTCACATAACTTTTATGCTGCAAGAAAAATAAAATTATCTAATTGTAAACAAGTTACAATACTAATGCATAGAGAAATACTTGGTTTGAAGTGCGGCGATAAACAGCAGGCTGACCATATTAATCATAACGAATTAGATAATAGGGAAGAAAATCTTAGAATTTGTACATTAACAGAAAATAATAGAAACCGTATTTCACGAACAGGAACAAGCAAATATAAGGGCGTTTATTGGAACAAAGGAAAGCGAAAATGGCATGCACAGATTGGTTTTAATGGTAAAGTTATTTATCTTGGCCAATTTATAAGTGAAATTAAGGCTGCTAAAATATATAATAATGCTGCTCTAAAATACCACGGAGAATACGCCCAACTTAATTCAATTTAACTAACACTAAAAATAAAAACTATATGTTTGAGGTGTCGGGGCTGTGGATACGTAGAGAAGCGGTCAGATAGCGATTAAGACCCTCAGCAGCCTTTCTAATGGACTATAATCTAAAACATGTATAATATGACTAATTAACAGGACTTTGTGGATTGTAGACGAATATAGAGCGTTTTATAAAGGGTTTAACATGAATACTTGCCATGATTGTGGAGTAAAAGAAGGTCAAATACATAAGTTTGGCTGTGACCATGAACGATGTCCGTTCTGCGGAGGTCAACTAATCTCTTGTGGATGTATCTATGATAAGCTTGGTATTGATTGTTCGCCTGAAACTGAGGTTTATGCAAAAGGAGCAACTGATAAACAAATAGACAAATGGATTAATATTTTAGAAGAGAAAGGCAGAGTTCCTTATATTGAATGGCCTTGGGTTTGTGCTTACTGTGGTGAATTGTGGCCTGAGTTGTTTAAGGTTTCTAATGAAGAGTGGAATAAATATATCCAGATTAATATGAGGCATAGTATTGTATGCAAAAAATGTTTTAATAAAATTAAGAAGTTAATAAATAGGGGGTTTAGAGAATATCAGAAGGTTAATTGCGTTGGCCGACATTGGTGAGTCAAACAGGCTGTAAACCTGTGCCTGCAAGGGCTTGGAAGTTCGATTCTTCCCCAACGCATTTAGCTTTCTTATTTAAGAATAAGCCCAACCAAAGCAGTTAACGTAATAGTCCAAGCTGCTAAGGTAAATAAGAAATGATGTTTAAGATGGTTCGAGAATTGCTCTTTAAGCTCTTCTAATTTAATATTTATTTCGGTCAGCAAGTCGTGGTCAGACATTTAATTTCCCCTTATCTCTCACGGAGCACGGAGGCTCTGCTATCATTTCATCTGTTCTCTACGTTGTAAATCTTTATAATTAGCTTGTGTAGTTAATCTCATCCGAGCTTCCTTCTTTATCTCGTCTATGGCATCCTGGAGAATCTCTCTCTTTTCGTTATTATCCCTCAACTTATATGAACTATGAGTAATTAACTGAGTAAGATATTTGTTCAGGAGAACAGTCATTTCAGCTTGGTATGTTTTATATCGTTTATTGTTAAGATACCAGCCACTTCCTATGTTTCTTCCTACGTTGCCAATATCTAGTACATATTTATCAAGTTCAGAGCGGATATTCTTATCAAGCTTTTTAGTAACCTTTCTACCCGTCTTGTCGGCTTCTCCTAATATTCTGCCAATAAAATCAAAGTCATGCCTGTCTATCTTGGCCTCTGCCCTCATTAACTCTATTTGAGGATTATACTCTTCCAACGCTTTCTGAGCTTCCGGCCCCAACTCTTCCCAATTTACTCCAAAATACTGCTTAGCTAATTTATTCTCAAGTTTGCGTGTATCTTGAGTAAGTGTAGTAGGATAGGTTTGTACACCTATTCCATGCCAGGCCAAAGGAGCTATAATACCCGTAGTCGTTAATCCTTGGTATCTCATAGCTTCAATAACATCCTGAATAAATAAGGGAGCAAGTCTTTCATAAACTTGTTTACTCACATCCGTAGGGGCTAAAGAGAGCTTCTCGCCAAGGAACGTCTCTCCTCTCCAGAGGTCAACAGCTAATCCAGCATGAGGGGATAGTTTACTTTGTAAGAACCTTCCTATTATCTCAGTACGCTCCACATCGTATACTCTACCAGTTTCAGTAGCTTTCCTCTTCCCAGCAGCTAATTGAGCAATGGTTCTTAAAATAGGTTGATAACCTCCTGTAATATCTACTCTTGTTTTCCCATGTCTTACTTTCAGGAAATCAGTAGATAATGGATTCCATTCTACATCTATTTTATCTTTATCGTCTCTGTCTAATAAATAAAGCGTAGCTAAAGTAAAAGCTAAAAACTTAACTAAAGTTCCGGCTAACATCTTTCTCGCAGGAGAATATTGCCTTGCTTTAATATCCTTTCCTGAAGGAATGACATCCAAAGGTGTTCTAATTAATCCCATAGCCAATCGTGGAGCAAAGAAGATAAGACCAACTTCCTGAAGTTTTTGTAACGTTTTTGGTAATTTTCCTCTACCGGTTATATCATTGGCAAACGTAGCAAGTTCTTTTTGATGTCTGGCAGTCATACCAGTTCCTTCTGATAATTCTTTTGCTTTGAAATACCATCCAAATCTTAATTCATTTACTGTACCAATAAATCCTCTAGCAGAAGCCCTAATGCCAGGAATCTTTTGAATCATATTAGAAGCAAACATCTCTTCGCCCCTTACTGCACTATCAAGAGAGGTTTCTTCTATACCACGCCTAATAGCCTCTTGGTATAAAGGGTGAGTTTTACGCTTCAGTTCAATATAATTAAAGTACTTCTCAGAGGCAAACATCCTATATCCACGTGCTACCGACCTAGCCCATAATTTAGGGTCAGCAAATAATACTTTCCATCCCTGCCTACCTCCTGCCGAAAGGTCTATAGAAGTCAAAAGAGACCAGGGAGCAAAACTAAGATCTTTAATAAAATCCCAGGTCTTTTGAATCTTAGTTCTGTTCCTTAATATCTCTGTTATAGCATCCTTGCTTAAAAGCCCAGCTTTCTCCATCACAGCCAGTTCATGTTTAGCTGGGATAACTCCATCAAATAAAAGCTTTTGAACACCTTCAGCAGCACTTAGCTGTTCCCCCTCTGTTAATATAGTTGAAGTTGTTATAACATCAAAAGCATTATCTATTTCTTCGCTTGTAAATTTATCTTGAAGCGGAGTTATATCTTGTTTCAATCTTCCTTTAAGAGCTTGCTTAGCTATAGCTATTCTCTGTCGTGGGTCTTTTACATCTTTTTTAATATTCCTGAACTCTTCAAATCGTCTTGCTCTTTCTTTAGAAACCTCAGCTTCCTCAACAGGACGCATCTGTTCAATTTCAACGACTACATCGTCAAGTTTATTCCTAAACTGTTCGGCTACAGTCAGTTCTTCAGGAGCAAATTTAACCGGCATGGCTTCAGAAGTAAGCCCCACGCCCTCATAACCTTCTTCACCAAGAAGAAATTCTTTGGCATCTCTAAGCGCAATTTCTATGTTTCCTACGGAACCAAGTGCCTGTGTTATTTCTTTTCCGCCGTCAAAATAAGTAACTATAGCTTGTGCTCCGCCGCCGACCTTTTCTCTAATAGTTATCGTGGCATCTTGTATTTTGAATTTACCTAATTTATAAGTAGTACCATCCTGCCTTGTTATAGTATACCAACCATTGCCATGATTTTCTTTTTTTAATATACCAGACTTTATATTCTTTCCGCCCTCCCAATCTAGCACTGGTTCAACCTGCTTGGCCTCTGCTTTTGTCTGTGCCTTAAATCCGCTATCACCAAATACTTCTCTATTCTCATCTAATTGTCTTAACAGGTGGGTTTTCTCTATATCTGATAGTTTACTCTCGTTAATAACCTTAGCTGTATTCTGCATCTCTTGAGTAGTAGGTGCGGCTATTGACGGCGTGGCGGAAACAAATGCTCCTCCTCCTCCAAGAATTGTTCCGGCAAAAGCACCACCTAATCCAGCTTCACCTATTTGAGTAAGGATTGCTTTATAATCAGGACTCCCGTCTTCTAACTTAGGATAGTCTCCTCTTAAAGCAGCAGGAATACCAATAGATACTCCCTCCTGTGCAGCTTCCTGTAACCCCTCCTCTAAGGCTAATTTGAGTATTTCACCTGTAAAGTTCCTTATATCCCCACCTATCATATTCCAGGCTTTATTGCGAATATTACGAGTAAACCCTTGAATACTGAACTTTCCAGCTTTGTGAAAGCCTATAAGTCTTCTTATCTGTAACGACTCAAGATATGCGTTAATCGAGCCTACAATCACCCTCTCGGCCTGTGCTTGAGCTTCTGTGGCTCCGGTAGCCTTAGCGTGTTCATAAGCACTATCGCCCTCTACAGCGAACGCTACACCCCCTGAGCCTATGGCCTGTCCTAGAGCTACGCTTTTCCCAGCCGCTCCGAATACAGCCCCTCCAGCATAGCCTCCTGCTAAAGAGGTAGCCATAAACGGTATAGCTTCTCCCAAGACTTTACCAGACCATGCAGCAGCACCTTCATGGGTAGGATTGAAACGTTCTCTTGCACTTATAATTCTTTCTTTAGCAGTTAATAATCGTTCTTGTACTCCAGGTATAAATTGAACAGCTGCAAGAGGAACCGGCGAAGCGGCAGCCGTCCCTACTAATCCAGAAGCTACGTTTAGAAAGCCACTAAACACACCTTTACTATATTCATCAGCAAATGTAGCTACAGCACCTTCTTCTGTTAAAGATTCGTCTAATCCAAAAGACCTGCCAAACTGTTGAAATGTTATCTGGTCTTTATAGTACTTATTGTAGAGAGCCTGGGAAAGCTGTAAATCAGGCACATCTCGATACTGCGGATAAAGTTGTCTGAACTCAGTTAGATTCATTAAATTCCACCATAACCACCGGCCAACACTTTTGACACTGTTTCTTGTGTTTTTCTGCGTTCTTCAACTTGTTCTCTTTGTCTTACTATAGCAGCAAGAAGGTAACCTTTAGCTTTATATTCAGGCCACTGTGAAGCATTTATAGTTTCTTTCTTACCATCTGGAGATATTACTTCAAACTTATTTTGAGCTTCTAAAGACATTACCTCTTTAGAAAGTTGGGCGGTTGGTACATTTACTATATTCAATCCTAATGGATTTTCCGGCGACGGCTGGCCTGTTCCAGTTTCGGGAAATGAGGTAACTTCACCACCTTCAGAAAAATCAAACATCGACTGTTTTCTTTTTTCTAATTCAGGAAATAATTCAGGAAATAATGTAGGGCTTACTCCAATAGCATCTAATTTTAATTTCAACTTTATATCTTCTTTTTTATCATCCATGCCTTCCAGCAGCGGAGAATCCATGATGACCTTTTCTTTAGTATTATATTCCTCAAGGGCTTGTTGTCTTTGCCGTTCTTTTCTTTCAAAATCAAGACGAGAAACCGTTTCCATCTTTTCCAATTCCCAAGCTTTGGCCCGTTCCTCTGTCTCTACTTGCCATGCTCTTGCTCGTTTTTCTCTTTCAAGATTTAATTGGGCTTGGAATCGGGCGAGGTCTTCTCGTTGCTTCATAGACATAATCTGCAAAGCCATCTGTTGCTGCTGTTGTTCCTCTTGACGAGCTAATTCAGCTTGACGTGCTGTTTTCAATGATTGGCCTATTTGTTTAGCAGCAGTTCCATAAAATGCCCCTGCTCCTGGCTGCTCTTTGATTACTGCCATATTAACTCCTATTCTTTAAGCAAATCTGTGCCCATGTAGTTGGCAATTGGTTGATAAACTTTTTGCTACACCATTATTATGCCATATCCATAATTCTATATAATCATCAGTTTCTAAATAAGCATCAAAACTTCCGGTCATATACCAATCATTACTTGCTCCAGGTGCTCCACCCCAGAAGTTAAAATAAGCATCGCCATTTTTTCTTACTTGAAAATAATGTAATCTTCCATCTACGGCTTCCAACACACCAATTAAAGCGGAAAAAGCATAATAACCATCGGCTGCGGCCACAAATCGTTTATTTGTCGTGTCAAGTTCACTGTCAGTATCATATAGAACCACATCCAAACCAACCTTGGTCCAAGTTTGGTCAGCCACAGAATCATTAGCATCACATTGAATTGCAAACTTTGAAGTAAAAGCCCCACCAGCATTATCATCAACATATTTCTTATTGGCAACTTCATAATTAGCATCTGGGGCAGCAGAAGGAGTAATCGGAAATACACTAAAAGTAGTATTACCAGAAGCATCTATAGTCATTACATCTACATCAGAAGCAGAGCCTATTGTGCCGCCGTCTGGGATTATCAATGCTTTATTTGTCAGTTTTAGTGCTTCTATTAAACTACCATCAACTATGGTTCTTAATGTCATTTGAACATCTTCTGTTCCATCAGAAGCATCATCAACTTTTGCAAATATATCGGCCCCAAGTGTTTTCTCAGGTGTCGCAGCATCGTTATAAAAATTCCAAGTAATAGCTCCGATATAGTCATTATCTTGGGCAGTCTGTCCTGTTGCTCGTTCTTTTATGAATGTAAATAATGGACCACTTATATCATCAGCATAATGGTGTAAACACAACCCCCTTGCAGCAGTGTCCAATGTTTCTGTTACCTGAACCTGATAATCTGGAGCACTGTTATTAATACCAAACCTATCATTTGTTTCGTCCCAAAACAAATTAGAAGCAAAAGCAACTGCATCTGGTGTTTCATTAACTACGCATACCTTCTTAGCAGCCGATGTATAATTGGCTGGAGTATCTGTCAAACCAACAAACGTAGAAACTCCCCCCGACTCATCCTCACACTCCCACTTACTTGTGCCCGAATTATACTTGAATATTTTGTTGTTAGCTATATCAGTCAAATCTACATCGGATAAATCGCCAATACTTTCTCCTGTTATATCTGTTAAATAACCTTCCCCGGAATGGTCTCCCCAACCATACGCTGTGTCCCAATTCGCAGAATTGTCAGTTACAACAGAAAGTGCTCCTGTGCCTGTAGTTACTTTTAGCAATCCAGTCGATAGGGCCGTAGAAACATTAGTAATAGCAGTTTGTAAAAAGTGTTCGTTAGAAGCAAAATTAGTAGTTGCATCATGGTCAATACCAGCATCGTTAATAACCACATTTCCTGCGGTTACGGTAAAATCAGTAGTATCAAACGAAGCTATGCCTTTATTGGCACTGGTAGCGTCTTCCCCTAATACCGTGATACTTCCAGCACCGTTGGTAATATCAATACCTTCTCCGGCAGTTAATGTTGCAAGCACTGGGTCAGCACCAGTAGACCCTATTACTAACTGCCCATTAGAGGCCGCAGAAAGGGCTGTGATGGCCGAAGTACCAGAACCTACTAATATGGCATGGTCTGTTAAAGAGGCAGCCCCTGTGCCCCCGTAAGATACTGTAAGAGGTACATCGACAGAAACTAAGGTTTTAGCTGAATCTGTAAATACAAACTCACTTGCATCTAAGTCAGTGAGCTTTATTGAGCTAAATGATGGCGTAGCTTTGCTTCCAAGTTTAGTACCAAGCTTGGCTATAGCTTGACGAATACTTGTCATATCCCCATCTTTTATATTGAAAATTCGACTCATATATTATATCCAAGCAGCCCCGCCGTAACTTCTTCCCGTAGGCTGTACTCTACCAACTACTGTTTGTTGTTGTGGCCGTTTAGCTGCTTGAGCTTGTGCCTGAGCTTGTGTAGCTTGGAGTAAAATGCCATAATCAGGATATGGTTCTTGTATTCTTTCTACAAATCCGGCATAATTGCCCAAAGCTGAAGCATATCTCTGTTGCATTAAATCTTCTAACTTCATTCTTGCTGGTTGAGCATAGCCTTTTTCCCATCTATAGGGGGTACTCGCTGCTGTTGTAGTCCCAAATAACCCAGAAGAAATTAAACCAGCTTGTTCTTTAGATACTCCTCGTTTTGTTTGTGTAGCTATTTCAGCCTCCTGAGCTTTCTGATAAGCTCCTCCAGGTTTAGCCAATCCAACTAATTCACCTAAATAACCTCGTATTTCCTGCTCTCTGGCTACATTAGCTTCTCTTGTCTGCCCGAACAAATCTTGAAACCAATTAAATAAATTAGAACCCCCAGTTGGTGTTGTTGACGATGTAGCAGTCCCAGACCGAGGAACTTCTTGAAAAGTATTAAGGTAAGATTTTGCCATTATCTTAATCTACCTCCTTGCTTTCTATCATATAATATACGATTAATGCCAAAAGTTTCATCATCAGTAGAGTTATATATTTTAATCCCCATATAAGCCCCTCTCCCTTTTTTCCTTAATTTATTAGTTCTTCCAGGCCCAGAAACCGTTCCTGTTATTTTAGGAGTAGCCCCATCCATTATATCTTCAAGAACAGTTTCAGCATCATCTCCGAAATGAATATCATAGCTAAACCCATCTGAATCACTTAATGCTCCACTTGAAGCTCCTCCTGCCGATTCAAATACTATACTTGCTAACTTACCTTCATAGTCGTCTTCTGCCAATGGAACTACCGGCAAAGTAACATAGGCGTTTATAGCCTCATTTGTAGCTCCTATATCATCACTTTTAGCTGAATCAACAAATCTCCTTATATAACCGTCTTTACAACCAATCAGTAAATCAGCATCGGCAGGGTCATTGGCTGCGTAGTAAATCATCGAATATGGAGCACATTCTTCTGGGTAAGTTTCTGGGTAAAATCCCTTAGTTTTCAAACTATAAAAATAATCAGAGTTTGTACCATCCGCTATCGTAGTTACAGATATAATAATGCCTTGTCGTTTCTTATCATAACCTAAAGTAATTTCATGTGTAGTTGGGTCTGCTGCTTCATCTGTTATTATATTGGGTAGAACTACGGAGGTTAAATTCTCTATCCCGACTTTAGAAGTAAATACTTCAGCAGATATTTTACAGATACCATTATTAGCCCAGAAATACAAATTGCCTATATCATCAAAACACCATGCTTTAGCACCAAATATTCCAGTAGTATTATCCAACGCATCTAATGAACCGCCAGATACAGGGTCTCCTCTTAATACCCACATAGAGTTAGCACATCCATATATTAAATAATCATCGTGGAATGGTATTAATGCTTTTGGAATATCTGGACATTGGCACGCATCTGCATTATTACCAGCAACAGCAGAAAAATCGTCATCTTCACCATACAAATAATCAAAAGGCATAATTGCTCTTGACATATACCATTGATTAGAGTATTCTGGATTTCCGCTTAAAACAACTCTACCACGATATATACACACCAAATAAGCTTTGTTCGGCATCGTGCCCCAAGACGTGTCGTTACCAAATACAGTCCAATCATACCAATGTGGAGGTGCGGTTTCGGCTGCATCGGTGTCAAATGAAATAGCATTATCATCATCGTCTGTGCCTGCTACAGTTTCGCCGCTTGAAAAAGTAGCATCTGTTGTTCGTTTACCATAAATAGTACAGGCAGCATCGGCAGTAGTAGATGTAATATAATCTACTATCATCTTAGCACCAGATGTATCGCCGGTTAATTCTGTTCCAGGGTCTGGAGCATGTGTACCTAAATCATCCGTAGCAATTTTAGTATTTATAAAATCAGCTATTTTTAGATTTGAACCGTTGGCAAAAAATACCTTACCAAATGCAGATGCTATCACACATTGGTCGGAAGTATCTATATCACCATTTGCCGCTGTTAATTCTGTTAATGAAGTGCTCACGCCGTACCATACCTCGTCATTACCAATTAATACAATATTTTTAGTAACCGCTGAATTTGTAATATCAACTGACATTTAATCATTAATCTTGATAGTAAACTTTATTATTGGCTACAACAACTAATTTCTTAGTAGTAGCTACATAATCATATGCCCACGCTGGAAAAGGCCATTCAGGTTCAGTATACCCCCCCACCGCACCTAAGTCCTGATATGATTTAATTTCAGGCAAAGGCGGTTTGTCTTCTGGGTCTTCCGCTACTATTTTGATTTGTTGCATTATCCAACGCATATTAAACCGCCAAACAAGTTTGTTCTAAATATGAACCCATTTTAAGATAAAGGGTCGTATCGACGGGAGCATAAGAACTGACATCAAAAGTATATCTTACTAAATTACAAGTATTTCCTTCTTTTAATACTTCGCTTGAATTTAATGTGAACATACCAGACCAATCACTTAAAACTTGCCCTGTTGTGGTAAAATCATAAACCGGAGGATATTCTATTGTAAAATCTCCATCTGCCCCCCAAGAAGAATATGTTCCGTATACACCACTTCCGGCATCGGCTACTATTTCAGAATCGGCTCTCAATATCCTTGTCTCTTTAGCGGTAATACGTATGCCCGTCTGAGGACAAGAATCATAATCACTGGTTTCTAAATTTTCAGTGACCTCCCAAACATCCACATAATAAGAGTTGCCTGGAATCCAATAACCATTATTCTCAATATTTACATATACTTTCATTAGCTTAAAGTAGAAACAACAGTGAACGCAATTATAGGAAATTCAGCCCCACCAACTTGGGTAGTAGACCATTTATCTAAACCAGGACGTTTTCCAATCCGTATACGTTTTTCTAACACATCTTCCGGTCTAACATTATTCATATAACCAGATGTTTGTGTTGACTCTTTATCTACTGGAAGACCTTGGGAAATTCCCCTAATCGGTAAAAAAAGTTCTTGCATTATTTCACCTTCTTTTCTTTTTTCTTTTTAATGCATTTTCCAGTCTTGCTTCAGGAGTAACCCGTTTTATCCCACCAAAATAAGTAGATTCTACGTTTTCTGCTGTGTAATCTTTGAATGGAATAGGTTTCCTGCCATGTGCAAGTTCTTTTGTTGCATAAGCCTGCCATTTCCTATGTCTATTTATATATGCTTTTGTTTCTTTTTTCATATTAACCTACCTTGAATACTTCACGTTTTGTAACAATTCCATTTTCTTTCACTACTTTACAATATTTACCAGCTAAAAGATATTCATAATCTAAATAATATACACCATCATCTTTCTCAACAAAAGTATATTCATCAGTTTTTGAAGCATTTTCATCTGGAAGTATAAAATATCCAGTTACAGTAAGCCCTGTTTCTGCCTTCGATGGTAAATAAAATATTCTATCTTTTTTCCCAACAAATGAAAACATATTACGCAATTACAGGAGGGTTTGAAATATCACTTTTCTTTACGACATCATAATCGGCAAGTGCCTGGTCTGCTTGCGTCTTTACTTCGGTTGTAGATACATCATTTAGAGAATCTACATCCTTAGCGGTCACACGATATTGCTTGGGCAGCTTTCCGGGCTTAGTTGCACTATCGCAAACTGCTACCCAATCCCCAACAGCATCCGGAGTAAAATACCCAAAATATTCGCCTAATATATCAGGCGATTCTGTAAGAGTTATATCAGCAAAATTTACTAAATCGGGACTGCCTGTTTCATCAAGTATTTTAGCAATTACATCCGTAAGCCCTGTCGTACTTCCTGCTGCTTGATAGGTAATTTTAATTGGAGTTCCTACTTTCATTTTAACCTCCTCTTGCATGTCGGCTCTCTACAAACAATGAGTCATTTATGCTATATTTAGAATCATAATTATTTTTATTTATTACACAAAATTCCTTGTAAATTGGATAACCTAATTCGACATCCATAATATAAACAATCAAAGTACCTAATACATCTGTGTCGGACGGTAACAACGTCAAAAAATACATACCATCACAATTAGAAACATCTGTCCAATTTCTGGTTTTTATATCAACAACAACTCCGTCTGATTTTATTATTTTAGTCCACCAATACCAACTTAAACTTGCTCCTGTTATTGGTTGATTAGGCGTAGCTGTCTTATATCTTAATAAAACTCCAATAGGAACAGTTTGTACCGTTTCATGCCGAAGTTCCATATTAACCTTTTAGATAAATCAAATCGACTATTGCATCTTCGTCTGAGCTATAAAAGTAAAGCAAACTAATATCACTAACGGGAACCCAAAACGGAGGAGCTGTGGTTGCAGAAGCTTCGTCTGTACCGTCATAAATATATGGTCTGGCTAAATCTTGTCCTACTGTAGCACTCGCTGCCACGCCTATATTCCAACGTACAACTGCTGTATTAGCTATAGCAGGTTGAACCCAGCATCCAGCACACCCTAACGAAGTTCCATCGTTTCCTTGCCCTACACCAGAAGATAAAGTTACTCTTTTGTGGCCTCCACCCGACCGTATTCTTGGTAATGCACCATGATAACTCAATTTTTATTCTCCTTTAATCTTTTTGGCCATGAACTATTTGCCAACCACTTACCACACTATCAATCCACTCATAAGAGACAAAATCTCCGGCAGCACTCATAGCACAACTGTCACCTGTTGAGGCAGTTACAGTAACCGTCTCATCGTGGCCCAAAGTTTTCAAAATAATCAATAGCTCCTGTCCAGGGTATACGCCGTCTGGTACAATGATAGTCAAATTATTCCCACTGGCTGTAGTTACTACTTCAATAACTCTATCTATAATAAAATTATCTGAAGTACCACCAACTCTAACAGTATAAGTTGACTCGTTAGTTAATACTTTAGTTCTTAAATCAAACGCACCTTTTCTTGTGTTAAACCAATTTGCTTTAGACATAATTAAATTTCCTCTCACTTAGGTATTTTATTTTTACATTCTTCATCCTTGAACTAAGCATCTATAAAATCATCTCCTTCATAAACACGAGTAGTATCTGCTGTCCAACTGCCTTCTTCTCTTGAAGGGAATCTATCTTTTCTCCAGCTTAAATTACCGATAAAATCTGATTCTTCTTGTATATCAGATATAATTAACTTCTGGGTTAAATCAGCAGCAAGTTGTGTGTGTATTCCTATTGTATCATCTTCTTGTTGCTCAGCTACAGCAAGACAATTTTCAAGTATAGCTTCTGTAGCTCTAATCCCACCTACCAAATAATCCGTATCATTTTCAGGTTTCAGTGGGTCTATGCGATAAAAGAACTTTAACAAATAAACCCCATCTGGTTCAGGATCAAGCCACATTTCATAAAATGTTCCTGTGGAGTTATCATAAGTATACGGAGCTATAGCATAGCTTAATGGATATTGATTAACAACTATGTTGGCTCTTGATTCAAGTATCTGCTCTGGAAGAACTTTTCTAAGTTCTTTATATCCGGTAGTATCATCAAAATGGGGGTTGTCTAAAAAATCAGAAAAATTAGCTGGTAACGCATATTTCCATTTGCCAGAAACAGTGTTAAAAGAATAGAATTGTTTAAGAAAACTCCACTCGTGCATTTGTCCTGTTCTTGTATCTATAGGATATAAAAATTGACGATAACCTCGGTATACTATGTCCTTGCAAGTTGCTAACTCCGTATCATCAGTCGGAGCAGTTCCAGTATCAGTTATAGAAAGAAAATTACTTACTTTAGTATACAAATCGGATAAAGTCAAAGTTAATCGAGCCATAATAACCCCTTAATAAAACTTAGGGCGGGTTTTTACAAGCCCCCGCCCCAAGCGGAGACAAAACTTAAGTTATGCCTCTGTCGCCTCTCTCCCTTTTTCGGCCTCTTGTTTTTCTTTTTCTAACTTATAAGATAGTTGAACTCTTGCTATTGCTGTATGTAATATAGTTCTTGCATTATCGTGGTCTGCTCTTTTCAGTGGAGGATTTATACATTCAGCTATAACAGCATCTACTTGTTTAAGCCCATTTATCAATTCTTGTTCGTTCATATTTGTCTCCTAATCATCAACTTTAATTTCTATTTTCAACGTATCTTCGCCGTTAATTAAATAAGCCAATGTAGCCGCTTGGCTTTGAGTAAGATTTACACCAGCTATAGATATAGTATCAGTTGCAGAATTAGTTTGTAAATGTATTACATTAGGCTCTGATGTGATTTCAAAATTTTCATCTATTTCTAGCATAACAATCACCTAAAAAGGAATGTAGCCCCACGTTTAAGTAGGGCTACTTCCAAATAAACTATTAACCAGCGGGAATACTATCAACTGCAATCAAATAATAGGTAGTAGTACCAAGAACAATAGGAATTACTTTATCATTTGCATCAACAGTAACATCACCAGTACACGCAGCATAATCTACAGCATCAGACTCAATACTAAACAAATTAACAAATCCGTGGTCTGTAGCATCTTTAGAAATCTTAAATGCAGTATTTACCGCAGTATTAATAGTACCACGAGTTCTAAGCCTTACACCAAAATCATCTGTGCTTGCAGCAGTACCTTCACGGCATATTGATATATCTACACCACCAAAGTTGGTCTTTGTACCGGTAGCTTTGTCCAGTGCATCAACTTGCAGGGCAATACCATCAGTAATATTACCAGCCGAATTATCAAGTTCAAGGCTGATATTACCAGCATATATATGTCCACAAGTCGCATCATCACAGAGTTTAACGGCTACATTCAAGCCCCTCCAGTTTGTATTTGCATCACATTCTGAATCAACTCCGCCATTAATATAAAGCAAACCACCATAATTGTCGCCAGTTCCGGCTGTTTCTTTATAACCATCAATCAACACAAGATATTCTTGTGCACCGGCAGCACCACCAAAGAAATTAGTTCCATTAATTTGACAGCCATAAGTTCTGCCGTTTCTAACTTGAGATGGCAAGAAGAAAAACGAAGTACCTACAATAGTTTGACCTGTTGGAAATACTTTAGCAAGACATACACCAGCGTCACTTGACCTATCAACATCTTCCATTGCAATTGCACAGGCAATCGGGTCATCATCTCCGGTAGAAGCACCGAAGTAAGCATTACCATCAGATAGCCCAAGTAAGGTAGTACCATTTGAGCAATCAGCATAAGCACGAACTGGAACTATTGCTCCATTAGCAACAAATATATCTATTTCAACTCCATTAGCACTTGAAATACCAGGGCCGGTTACACCTTCCTGTTGAGTGCCTGCAACAACTCCAGCAAACCACTGAAAGTTAGTTGAAGAAACATCCTCAACCCTCATTATTTTACCTTCATTTTGGTAACCTTCTGCGGTAGTAGTGCTTTCTGTGTAACCATTTTTAGTAACACCAAGCCAATTATTTGTAGTATCATAATTAAAGCATACAGGCATCCCTTCATAAATGACGCTTGTACCTTCGTATAGAACTCTACGCCTAATGGCAACGGGGTCTATCCCACCAAAATTTAACGTTTGAGCCATTTTTTGTCCTCTCTAATTAAAGTTACAATTACCATTAAGAATCTGGGTGTTGTGATATAAGAAATCCTGCTTCGTGCGGATTCTCACAAAAAACATTATATCTTGTATCAATAAACGAATTTAACACATTGTGCCTAAACGGGTCTTCTCTCTCGGTTTGAGTAAAGTTCCAATCACTATGAATAACAGGATAAATCATGTCGTGATTAAATCCTATAATTGGGTCTGTGCCGTAAACAGAGGTTCTTGCCGTATTGAGTATATCAACATAAACAAAAGGAATCTGCTTAAAAGTAGGAGTCCCCCAATGAGAATCCCTATTATAACCCATATTATCATCTGCTTTAGCATAAAATTGATTCAATTTGGTAATTACATTACGTGAAGAATACATTGAAAAATTAACCAACCCGTTTTCCTGACCAACAGTTTCTGGAATTACAGGAGCTTGAAAACCCAAGTCCAAAACAGCTTGGTCTAATATGCTCAACAAATCTTCGTCAATATTACCTTCATGGTCTGCATAATAACCTGCCCAACCAGAATTAGTTGCAGCACTTGAAGATATTCCTCCTCTATCAAATGTAGCAGCAGAAGAACCACTACCATCATTATAATGACCATCATAACCAGACCAACCTCCTGTGGTTTCAGCAGTGCCAAACGGTAACCAACTAAATACAGAATAAGGATTAGTAACATCGCTTGAACTTGTCGGGCCAGTTAATATTTTCAAATAAATATCTTCACAAACATCCTTTATTGCAGACTTATACTGTTGTTCAAAAACATCATAAATCTTTTCAGCACCACTATTGATACTTGTTTCCATTAAATTCCACATCATGCCGCCTGTGGAGGTACGCCAATCCAAAGTATATTTTCTATTGATGTTCTTCTTTGTTAAAGAATCAGCATCCCATATACCTACGTGTTTGGCATTTCCTTCACTATCAAGCGTAATATGGCCTTCTAATTGGTCTCCACCTTTAACCTTCTTTGCGTTCTTCATAAAAATATTCCAAAACTGCCACTTACGATAAGCAAAATTAGCAAGTGCCGGTTTAGTTACAAGAATATTTTGAAGGGTAGCGTGCCAATAGTCTAATGCTTGGCGGAAATCTATTTCCATCGGATTACCCTCTCTCTCTAAAAATATAAATACAATCCATTATTTCATTTCTATGCCCATATCCTTGGCTGTCTGTCTTACAATATCCGGCCCATAAGTTAAAGCCTTTTTTGTAGGCTCGTGTGACGACCGCTTTGCAGAAAGTCTTTTTTCCTTTTCCTTCAACTGTTTAACAAATTTGCGTTCCGTGCTTTGAGTAAGGTGTTGCCCTTTATACGCATTTATCGCTACTTTCATCGAAGCATCAACATCCTTTCCTTGGGCATAAAGAGACAACGCTATGTCCAATACCTCACTCCGAGCTTTCATTTGTGGAGACGATAGGACAATATCTCCGTTTGGAAATTTTGGTAATTTTTTAGTTTCACCAAAAACTTCATGCTCTTTTGCTACACCATCAAATATTTCATTTACTCGTGTAAGCAAACCGTTAACTTGTTGCTGTTCCTTGTCTTTTGCGACTTGACCCTGAGCTTCCTCAAGTTTGTCAAGACGAGCAACAAGTTCTGCGATTTTTTCATCTTCCTGACTATCTTCAGCCTTCTCCGATTTTTGTGTTTCTTCTTTTTGAGTTGTATCTGACTTATCAGAGTCCTCAGAAACAACCAGAGTAGGAATAATTTCTAAAAGTTCTTCGTCTGTATAAGGCTCTCTAACTTGATTCCATTCGCCTTTTTCATCAAGTTCATATCCTCCTGAAAAATATTCTATTTGTTCGTCTGTCATACCACGTTTAGTAGCAGCAGTACGAAATTCTGTTGGAATAGCATCTCCAACATTTTCTTCTCCAACATCTTCATCGTGGGCTTTGCCTTTAACTAAATTAGACAAACCTTTTGTCATTTTTTCAATAAGGGTTTCTTTTGTATCTTTCGCTTCTTCAACTACTTCTGTATTAACTTCCTGTTCTACAGACGAAACATCCTCAGTTTGATTATCAACCTGTTGTGTATTTTCTATTTCTTCGCTCATTTTGTCTCCTATTTGAATTTTATATCAATTACTTCAAAATCAAAGGAAGTTTTTGAACCGGTTCTTTTAGTAACACTCGTCAATTTTAATGTAATATTGGCAGAATATTTTTTTCCTACATTTTCAGCATTTAACGGCAAATCATATAAATATAAAGAAGGATAGCTTACATCTGAAGTTTTTTCTATTTTTTCTGGTTTTCTTTTAAGAGAAATTTTTCTTCTTAGAATCTTTTTTTCCATTATTTTCTCTCCTTGTTCTTACAAATTTCACACTGCTTTTGTGCCGGTGACCGTTTGAAAAATAACCTGCCGCACGCACATTTAGCCCTTTTAATCCCGGCCTCCTCTAATATCTCATATACTATGGTTCTAACTTTTTTCTCATTCAACGATTCAGCAACAATTTTAGTATTGATACTTTTCAGTTCTTCTTTACTATCAATTCCAGGATACTTCTTCCTGCATGGTTTACATATACCACCTACTAAAGCTTCTGGTCTAAATCTATTTTCACAAACTTTACATTCTGTGTTAAGTTCCATTTTTGTCTCCTAATCTGATGGGGGTCTAAATTCCTTATCTAATTCTTGCATCCCCCTAAGTTTCGCTTCTTTCAATTTATGAACACGATTTTTTATCAACAACTGGCCTCTGTCATTATAAGTAGAATTTGGGTACTTTTTTCTAAAATAATCTAATTGATTTATTGGACAGCCCATAGAAATAGACCATCGATGATTTTCTTTCATTAAGCCATCTATATTGCCTTGTGAATGTTCGGCAACTATGTCTCTTGTGGCGTTCTTTCCACATTCACACTTTTGAGACTTCATACAATCCTTCATGGATAATATTCTTTCAAAGGATTTGCCACACTCACATTTGAAGCAGTATCTAGGAATATTAAGACCCTACCAATATATATTTTATTTGTCCATCTGAATCATCAGATACAATACGTATTCCAGGCATAGCCGTAGCGTTTGGATTTATGGGTATTGGATATCCTTCTCCTTCTTGGATATATAAATGAGAATCAGTCGCCGTAGGCGTGCCTGTAGTCGCACCCAATTTAACATACAAATTGCCGGTCAATGCTTCTAAATATAAACAATAACCGCTGCCAGCGGCAATATTGCCTAAATCCAACGTAACGGCAGAATCGGCTATAATAGGCGTACCTTGTACTGTCTCTGCTGGAGTAGTATCGGAGGTAAACTTAGTAATTCTATTTTCTTCGCCTCCTGCTAATCCAGTAATTTCAATCCAATTTGATATAGTTAATTCGGCAGCCATTATTTACCTCTCTTATTCGATAGCAGCTATATAGCGTTCCGCAAGAATATAGCACTCACAACCATCTACGTTCACTACGGGATATGTCTCATATTTTGGTGGAAGAAATACGACTATATCGCCAACTTTAACTTCGGGCTTAATCCTGTTTCCATTATTATCATAAGCCCCTTTACCAATTTCCTTAACCTCTCCTCTCCACCAATCATCCTGTATCGTATCTGGCATTACTATTTTACTTGTCTTTTCTTTAGCTATTTTTCTAACTAATATGGTGTCTCTTAACATTTTCATGGTTTTTGTCTCCTATATCCAAATCTCCACAACAAATTTCCTATTTCTGTACTTACTCTATCAACAACACTCTCACTAACCGCCCATCCTTCTGCGTGCAATGCTTCATGTAAAATAGTTATTAATCCTTTCTTAGTATTCAAATTTGAAACTATCCTAATAGATGGTTTCCCTCCTCTTGGAGAATCACAATAACCATCAATAGGTTTGCTAACATCAATATCATACTTGATACCGTTAAAGGTGTGGGTCTTTACTTTCATAATCAATTTTTACGTCTCAAATGACTTTTCTTTACAGCTTTTTCAGCACCAAGTTGTCCCATTGCTATTTTATAGCAACGTTCCATAGAATATCCAGGATTATCTTTTTTTATACTTGTTGCCATATCATGAAACTTTTCAGTATGCAATCCTTTACCAGCGGGCGGTTTAATTCCCTTTTTCCTGTATATCGCTTTGATTCGTTCCGACATTAATTCTCTAAGTATTCTTGTAAACTTTCTTCAATATGTGAAACTGGCTCAAACAAAACAACACCGCCGCCAGGGTTAGGCCCACAAACACAAATACCTATTATCTCCAATTCAGTGTTTAACAACGCCCCGCCACTACTTCCAGGAGCACATTCAGCATCGGCTTGAATCAAACCTACTCTGCCACATGCGTCCCTATCTAAGTGAGAAATTACACCTTTTGTAATTGTAGTTGCAAACTCAATTTGATATGGGGCACTAATTGCACAAACAGTATCCAGTAATTTCGGTATTTCGCCTAACCGTAAATATGGTAATTCCCCTTTTAGCCAAATAAAACCTACATCATATTTTGAACTTTTCCATGACCGAATTATATCATATTCATTTCCATCTATGTCAATGACATAAATATCATTATTATCAACTATATGACCAGCAGTTAAAACCATATCAGGGGCCACCATAACGCCCGAACCATACACACGGCCATCTGTTATTACAACATTAGCTCTCAAAACATAGTCATTCACCCGCATCTCGTCTGGTACATGGATATTCTGGCTTAACAATTCAACAGAATTATTAATATAATCTATAGTATTAGAATGGCTTTCTATAACTTGATAATTTGAATACCATCCAAGTAATACTAATATAATCGTTGTATTTATTAAAATATCTATTGAACGTCTCATTTTGTCTCCTTGGCTTCACCGCCAAATCCTTGTCCTGCTTGAACTCTCTGAGATTGTGCTTCCCGACTAACATCCATAGCACCATAAACATCCGAAAGTTGACCAAATTTATTCTTATTTTTATTTGGTTGCATTGTGTATGATACATCAGACAGTTCTTGAGGAACTGCTGTTTTATAAAATTGATTAAGATTTTCAACACCAAGATAACCGGCCAAAATTTTAGTAGCCGTAGGAACATCAAGCTCCGCACCCTGAGAGGCGGCAATTTTAGATGTAGGAAGAACCCACTGCGTCATAAATTGCATTAGTCTTTGATAATGTAATTCGGGGGACATTCTCTGTGTAGAATACGCTTTTATAGAAAATACAAAATCATAGTAATCGGCTACATTATCGGCTTGAGAAAAAACTATATCAACTTCGCCCAAACCTGGGATTTGTTCAATAACAGGAATATAAACTGTAGGGTCTGTCCAAACATAATATGCCAATTTGTTTACAACAGACGTCATAAAATTATGAAATCTATTATACATATTATTTACAATTCTACTTGCATTTTGAAATACAAGCTGTTCCTGACCAAGTGTTGGGGCCTGTGCTCCACGACCTCCCATAACATCTGGGTTAGCTCCGGTTTTAGTAAAAGCTAATTCTGCAAAATTCATCCAATTATAATTATCTGGATTTACACCACCAATACTAAGAGTATTAATTCCTTTGGCATTTTTAGCTATAATAACATCCATATTATTTGCTTTTAATATTTGTTTAGCGGCTTTTTTAGAAGCTGGTTCGGCGATAACAACATTTTTTTGGCTTTCGGCCTGTTCTCTCGCAGTAGTAGCTAAAATATTCATTGACACATCAAGGTCATTCCATCTCCAGGCTGGAGGAACTGCTATTGGTGAACCTGGAAAATAGGTCAAATTGAGGTAATCATATGGGCCATCGCCAGGGCCATCATATTCTACTTCTCCCAACGCAACCGCCCTACCACCTTCTGGAAGTATTGTATAAATAACACCCTCATCTTTTACATAAATATCTTGAAGGATGGTGTACTCCCGAAGATTTAATTGACTCCACTTAAAATTTTTGGCTGATATTTCTTCAGCACCAAACTTACTAATAAGTTTACCAGAAGGCTTTATAAAATCCGCATATTTAGGATACAATTCTTTAGCATACTCAGTAGGTACTCTATATGTATCTCCTTCTATTACAAAGTCTTCTCTATTTTTAGCAGCAGGGTCGCCAATATAATCTGCGGGGTCAATTACAGCTACTTTAGGTTCTCCAAGTTTTATTTCTTCATCATTAATAGAAATTAAACGATTGTATTCGGAAAAAGTTCTTGTTATTCCCATACTAAATATAGCATTGGTAGCTACAGGAATAAGTGTAGACTCCGCTATATTCATTTTTTTATCTATCAAATAGTTCAGGGCCAATTGTGAACGATATGCCGCCCCCCTTAAATTCGCTACTTTGGATTCAATAAGAAGCCTTGGATTTCCTTCAACTAAAAAAGGCACAATAGTAGACACGCCCCTATCAATTAAATTTATCATGTGTGCTCTATTGTAACCTTTAGTATAAAAACCAGAAGCCCAGCCATAAAGAAGTAGTTGAGAATGTTCCAGGGGAGCCTCCCATTTTTTCTTATAGGCTTTAGCCATTACTTGCAGACGAGCAACAAAATTTTTAGTTACGTCTTTTTCTTTAAGTACATTCATTTATTAGCTCAGAATAAATATTTTTTAGCGTATCTCTCGTTAGCCCTGCGTTTTTCATAAAAAGCATCATAACGATGTTTGAATGAATTTACCGGAACTTTGCGGCTATTTTTATAATCTCCTTTAGTCTGGTCTTTTGTCCCCAAAATACATAAGCCAGTCGCAATTACTCTATCTCCGTGTCTTTTTCTTGCACCAGAACTCATATCAGCCGTAGCAGATGTAATTATTTCAGAACCCTCAGAAAAAACATAATCACATAATTCTTTGTAAAGTTCTTCGCTGTGTATTCTAATAGAAATATATTTTCGTTCTTTTTTTAATCCTTCACACAGTGCTATGTTTAATTCACTTAGAAGAATTTCCTTATCATCTCCTCTTGAGTGCCAACCTGGTCTATCTGACTTTTTGCGGGTAGTTGAATCTTCTCTATGCTGCATATAAATATGGTGATATTCATGCCATAATATTCTATTGTTAAAACTTTGCCCATAACCACCATTAACTTCCCAAATTAAATATGGTTTATCAACACCACCAATCCATTCAGCTAAAGCTACTACAGTATCAGCAAAAAGCTTAACTTCTGTATTTGCATCAGCCCAAATACCAACAAGTTCTTCGGTATTAACATCATATATAGCAGCAACAGAATTGGAACTACCTACGCCCTGGCTTATATCACAGCCTATAATATAATTATGAGCTTGGTTTGGTCTAAAAGATTCAGTTAATTCTCCCCACCATTTCAAGTGTTTCTTACCAGAATAGGGGTCAAACTCTGCATAATCTATAACCCCATCTTCGTCCATATCAAAAGTCAATTCCCCTTTATAATCTGGGTATTTAATATCCCGTTCTTTTATTCTTAGCAAAACTGTTTCATCAAATACTAAATCCGATGCCCCATAAGCATTGCCCCAAACATTACACATAAAATCCCGTTTATCTCTATGCTTTTCTTCGTAATCATGCCAGGGACTTCTTAGCGGTTTTGGTAAATTAACACATCCGTCTGCAACAAACCAATTTCTATATTCTTCGGGAATACTTTCTAAATTAAAATCTTCTTTATCCTCAAAGAACTTATCTTTTTCAATATAGTAATCTTTATCTAACAGTTTAATTTTTCCAGCTTCAGGCGAAGTATAAAATCCTTTATTCTTCTCTGGATTTTCCCACCACATCAAAGTCTCAACATGTGTTGTCTCTTTTTGCAAACATTGATTAAATGTGTGGTTTGGCCCTAACCAGTGTGTACTTCCATATATAACACATTTAGCTACATCGTGGATAGAACCTTCGATAGAATCAGCAATGGCTTTTCTTACCCGACCAAATTCATCAAAAAATACTCCTGTTCCACGCCCACCAGCACTGAAGTTTTCATTAGTAGTATCACCTTCAATTACGGAATTAGTAGGAACAAATTTTAACATCCTTTCTTTGCGTTCAATCGTTTTTTTAACTTGAGATAAACCAAACCAAGATGGTAAATTTTCTATCACATTATCGAGCTTTGCAAATAAAGTATAATTTTTTCCTAAATCATCTACTAAATCTGCATTTCTTGAACCTACAACAAAATTACAAAGTTCATATAAAATACACCAAGCAGCAAAAGTTTTACATACTATCTCCGTAGCTCCTTCTTCTCGACTCTTTTCTATACCAAAATCCCTCTGTTCATGAATTGCTTTATCAAGCTCTGTGATTACTTTAATCTGTTTTGGTCTTGGAATAAATAGATGATTAATCCTATCAAAAGGATTTAACGTCATAAAAGTTGTAGCAAACATTATAGGAACATAACGTCTACACAACTCTAAATATATTTTTTGTAGTTCCGGTTCTTTAGCAAGCAAAGAATGAAGCTTAATCCGAAAATCTAAATTCTCCTTCTCATTTTTAGGAATTATATTATAAAAAGCTTTTGGATTATCTATGTCTAATTTCATTCTTTTGATTCAGAATCTACAAATTTTGTATCTTGTACTACATCAGCTAACTTACCAACAAATGCAAGTATTTCCGACCGAATATCCCCATTCAAAGGGGATTGATTCTTATTCAATTCGTTAGCTTTTTTGAAAAATTCAGGTAATCGGTTTATCATAAAGAATTTTAATAAACTTGTTTCAGCAGGAATATGACGAGGAGTAGTCTTCTTTTCTACTGGAATCCATTTATTGTCTTTATATTCATATTTAATTTCTTCAGAAACAATATCGTAACCTACAGCCCTTTGAAAAGCTTTCATTACCAAATGAGTATCGGCGGCATTTTTTCCAGCTTCCCAAGCTCTGTCAATATCTGAATAATTTTTTCTTAATCTTTCAAACCAACCTTTAGGGTCTTTTCCAGCAAAACCAAGCATTACACCAATATCAGCTTGAGATTTTCCATTGGCCGTTAAGTCCGTTATAACTGGTAAAAGCATTAATTCAAATTTATCGGGTTTGATTGTTTTAGTTTTTTTCTTCATCTTCAACTAATAGGAAATTGGTAGGATGTAGGGCAGTTCGTAAAAGACGCAACCAGCATTCACAACATCCTACCTTCCCAAAATTCGGAGTTTGTTAAATACATAAGAAACTCCTATATAAAATATTATAACTATTTAGTGAGTTGTAATTTACTCAATTTATCTTTTCCTTGGTGTAACATACATCTTGTTACTACGTAACATGAGTCTTGTTACGAGGTTGTAGAGAAACACTATTTTTATTATTTCTCTACGGGATTCCGCTCACTACGTTCGCTACATCCTTCCTAGTCCCCGCAAAGATACACCAAAAAGGTAAAGGTTTTCAAATAAAAATCTTGAAATTTTTGAAAAATTATTAAAATTTTTTTATTTTAGAGTAAAATTGTAAAAAATATGTAAAAACCTTTACTATATCGTATTAGTTTTGCGAGGTATAATAATGATAAATTTTGGAATAATTTTAATATTTTATTTGCATTCTATTAAAAATGAGTTATACTTTAGATAGTGATGTTAAAAACTAAAATGTTTATGAAAGGGCAGACAATGAAACTTCCAAAAGGTTTGACAAGGCGGCAAATGGATTTATTGATTAAAATTACTCCAGGGCCAATAGGAGAAGGCAAAACAATCATAGATGCCGCTAAAGAATTAGAAATAACGAAACAAGCTGCCCACGAACGGCTTAGAAATTTCAAGAAAAATTTTCCTAATGAATATCAAACTTGGTGGGATTTAAGAGAATTATCAAGAAAACAACGAGAAGGATTAAAAAATATAAAATATGTAGGTGATTTTCCTGAAAGCGGCGAAGATGTGTTGTTGGCTCTTGAGGAAGAAAGTTATTCGCACCATCCTTCACAGTGGGCAAAAGATTTTGGATTGATTAGGGAGATTTTTTGATGAAAAAATATATATACTATTGTAAATTCTGTGGGTTTGAACTTTGCAAAGAAGATTGTTCATGTCCCAATTGTGGCAGAGAAACTACGTTTGCGTGGAAATCCCCACCCGAATACGAGTCTATTGAAGATGAATGGGTCGATTTGACAGAGGAAGAATTATGAACGGAATAAAAAATTACTGGTTACATGAAGCTAATAGGCTTTTAGAGTTAGCTTTGATAGCTGCTCAAGGTAAATCAAGAGAATATATAAATAAGGCAATTGAAGCCCTTGAAAAATATGAGGATGAACAGAAATGATAAGAACTCTTGAACAATATCAAATCTTTGCTGAATCTTTCAACTGGAATATTTTCAGCTTCGATACCGAAACAGACGATTTAGACTATTTCAAGCTAAATATTGAGGGCATTTCTCTCTATGATGGTAAACACGCTTGTTATATAGATTTATGGGAGAATCCAGAAAAAGAAGATATCCTCTCGGAATTATGGTTGCAGTTCTCTTCGGCTGGAATCTTAATAGGTCACAATCTTGTATTCGATTTGGAAGTCTTAATTAAGGTATGGGGTAAATGGAATATATATTATATTATGAATAGAGTTAAACTCATAGATACCTACTTAGCTGCTTATCTAATAGATGAACGAGAGACATGTGCATTAAAGGGCACAGGAGGCTGCTGTGAGCGTTTTCTTAATCGAGAGGCTCTTACATACCAAGATGCCAAAAAGTATGCCAGAAACAGCCCACAGTTCGCTAAATACGCAACTGATGATGCGGTTAATACATGGGATTTATGGAAGGCAGAAAATCCTCTCTTGAAAGAACAAGGACTTGAAAAGGTTTTTGATATTGAGTGTAAATTCATTCCAGCCCACATAGAATTAGAGCTTAGTGGGATTTTATTAGACCAGGAGCTTCTTAAACGCCTCGAAACAGATTTAGACCTTATGAAGTGCGAATTGGAAGAACAAATAGTTAATTGTTTAGGAGATAGTCCGCTAAAACAAAAATATATGTTTGGAACGCCTGTAGAAGCTCTTAAACTCAATTCACCAAAGGCTTTACCTAAATTAGTTAAAAATTGTTTTGGAATAGAACTTAAAAGTGCAAATAAAGAAGCTATTAAAGAACACATAGGAGAACATCCATTTTTTGAATTGTATCTTAAATATAAAGCGGTTGCTAAGTTATTATCTACATATATAACTCCTTATTTGGGTTTGATTAAACCAGATAAAAGAATACATTGTGAATATCATATTATCCGTTCTGGAAGGATTATTGCTTCGCATCCTAATCTCGATAATCAAGCTAAAGAGAATGAGTTAGTTCCAGAAGTAAATATACGTAAACTATTTATAGTTCCAAAAGGAAAGAAGTTTCTCAAGTTGGATGTAAGTGGACAAGAATTGCGTATTGCAGCAAATAATGCTAACGAAGAAACCATGATACGGGCGTTTAATCAAGACTTTGATGTACACATGTTTGTTACTAACAGACGTATGAATTTAGGTATTCCAGAAGATAACTTATGTGAGAACCATCCAGAATATAAAGAAATAAAGGAAAGATACTTAGCAGAGCGTACTAAGTTCAAATCAGTCAATTTCGGCACGATATATGGAAAAACGGCGGGCACATTCGCACGAGAATGGAAAGTACCATTCTGGGAAGCTAAAAAGTATCTAGATGGGTTCTTTCAACTGTTTCCTAAGATTAAAGACTCGATAAATAGAAATAAAGCTTTTCTTAATAAGCATTTATATAGCGTAACTTATCTTGGTCGTAGAAGACGATACAATAAACCTCTCAAAAAGAAAGATTATCGTTCTTCTTATAATCACACTTGCCAGGGAGGCGGTGCTGATATGATGAAAAAAGCCGTAGGAGAAGTCTGGAGATACCTACAAACCCTTGATTTTGAAGCAAGAATCGTACTCTGGGTACATGATGAAATAATCATAGAAGCTCCTGAAGATAAGATAGAATCCTTAATTCAGCCTGTAACGAATATAATAAATAATACGTTAAAGTTAAAGGTTAAATTCAAAACAAATTATAAAATATGTACTTCTTATGGCGATTAAAAAATTAAGAGAATCAGATTTAGCTAAGCCCGTAGCCGGATGGCTTCGTTCTAAAGGGTATATCGTTTACTCAGAAATTCCGTTTTGGAGCAGATGTATAGATATGGTCGGTATTAATGATAAAGATGTTTGTATAGTAGAGTTAAAATTAAGGTATTCAAAAAAGGGATTCCGACAAGCATATATTTGTCAAATAGCAACAGATAATGTTTATTTGGCTGTGGGAAAGAAACCAAGTAAGAAATCTATTGATTTTTGTGGTAACTATGGCATAGGATTACTTGTTATAACTGATAAAGTAGAAACTATTTTAGAACCTAAAAAACGAATTGAAGTCTATTATTCTGCTAAAAATCATTTGATGGAAAACTGCCTAATAGCACCGCCAAACGATGATGCTGGAAAACCTTGTATGTCGGGGAACGGCCCTGCACAAGCCGTTGGTTCATTTGTAGTAGATTATATAAAACAACATCCTAAAGCCGGTTGGAAAGAAGTATATGAAAATATACCAAATCATTATAGTAGCCATAAATCTATGGCTTGTGCCATGAGTGGGTATTTGAAGATGCCTTTATATAAAATTAAACAAAATATGTAATAGCTCATGAAACGATTCAAAAAGACCAGAGATTTGATTAAAAAGGCTGTAAAGCGTACTTTACACCGTTCTGAGGCAAGTAAAGCTTATTGGGATGGGTTACTGTCCAGAAATCCTAAACCAACAGATATTTCACAATCTTAGTTTTCAGGCTGAAAATAAGGGTTACACCTCAAACTACCCTTTTATATAGGAGTGTGTGTAGATGTAACAGAATTGTGAAGGATTAGTTTGGAAAACCAAAAATCTAATATAAATTTCGTAGTATATCAACCTCCCCTACGGCTTTTATTCAGTTTACCCCTACCTACTCCCTCAGGGCCGTTTTAACGCTGTATAATAGACAAAGTATAGAATTATGTATAATAGGTCATATTATCAGAGTTCGTCCATTACAGGGGCTGTGAGGGGCTGTAATAATAGTCTTGTAGGCCGTCTGTGTGTGACCGTGAGTATGTAGATATAACAGACATCGACTGGGCTATCAGCATAAGTTTGTTATATGGTTACTTAACTTAATCTATTGTTTAGCTGGCTGAAATCCAGGCTGATAATAGGTATAGTATAAGAGTATAGATAAGAGTTGTTCTTTGTATTGGTTAGAGTATTAAACAGGGTGTTTGTTTGGGGTGTTTGATATTAAACACTACAATTCCTTATTAACATTGCATTCACATAGAAAGACACACATACTCACTGATAGACTTATATATATAGTTATTGTAGGGTTTACTCTAATATGAGGGATTATTGATATTTTCAGCCGGGCTAAAAGAATATTTTATTTTTTACTTGCATTATCAATTTATTGTGTTATACTTTAAGTATGGACAAGACAAAAACATATCGGAAATGCAGGTTGTGCGGTTATGAATGAGAATAAAGTTATTAAGTATAAGGGGATATGAAGATGAAAATGCCTAAAGAGTTATTTGACGCACTTTGCGACACCATTGATAGAGAAGTTTTTGAAAAACACGGCCTAAAGACACTTATAGATTATCGAAAAAATGTCCCCTATGTCAAAGACCAGTTTGTAGCGTTTTGTTGGGCGGTGTTTCACCGTTCCAGTTTCGACGTTAAAAAGTTATATGACGCTGGTTTATACGATAGCCATATTGAAACGGCGTTGAAGCGTATTTTATCAGATTTTACTTGACTTGGGTATTAGGATAGGTTATACTTTAAGTATGCTTAATATGTTGTTTGACAAACCATTTCGCAAGATTGTAATAACCGCCATACTGTTCTATTGTGGTATGTGTTAAGGGGGTGGCGTATGTTTTATTTAGGCTTTATAGTAGCAGTACTAACCGTTTTAGTCCCATTGGCCTTGCTTGTCTTGTATGTCGGGCTATATGTTGTAGTGACGGTTGTTGAAGCGTGAATCAATTTTGGAGGTTAAGATTATGTTGAAACACGATGTTAAGCAATGGTTTGAGGGTTTTTACCCACCTGTAGAATTTGCACAAAGCACTGGATTAAAAGCCCCATTAGTAGCTCAAGCA